GGGGGCTCCTTCGATAGTACGACTCGTCTTTTGAGACGTGTCTAGCGACACGGGTGGGATTTAGACCCCCACATGTGCTATCCTCTCTTGGCTTCGGCCTGGTCGTGTTTAAAGGAGTGAGTGAGATGCCTAGTTCGGATAATTGGTCAAGTCAAAGTTCTGACAATAGTCGGAACATTTTTGACGGTCGTATCCGTTCATGGAATAACACTCCCAACTTTGGCACAGTACCCAAGGACAGCCGTCCCATTAACGGTTACTCTGATCAGACTCTGAGAGCGTCACAACTGACGTACTTTCAGATAACCTATCAGTGGACCGACGGGATTGGTTGGCAGGAGACTGTACGCGTTGAAGATTTCAGATATCCTCTCGGGACGGTCATTACCGCTTCCGGAGGCACTAATAGTGCCTACCGGAGTGATTTTGAATCGTCCACGAGTTCGATGCTGAATGACCTCACCGTAAAAGCCTTGGTGAAAATTGCTGATGCAAAAGTTAACCTCGCGGTTGCTTATGCAGAGGCTTCCAAGACGTCTGATTTGATCTTAGATACGGCTCGCCGTATCGACAGAGCTTACCGGGCGTTTCGGAAGGGCGATTTAAGAGGGATCGCCCAGAACCTTAACATCACCCCTAAACGGCTCCATAAGAGCTGGTTAGAGTATAAGTATGGCTGGATGCCATTACTGATGGATGTTAAAGGCGCTGCTGAGTTTTTCGCACAGCAGCATGTAATCCGGCCTCCGAGGTTTAAAGTAAGCACCACTGCATCGTTTACTAAGACGTACAGTCAAGTGCTAGGCTACACCCCGGTTAGTGGCGCCGCCACGTTACCTGTTCCCGAGTTATTCTCGGCTACAAGGGACATGAAGGTTGCCATTTGGTGCGAGCTCTCCAGCCCGCACCTGTCGGAATTACAACAGCTAGGTTTGACCAACCCAGCGCTCGTCGTATGGGAGCTTATTCCCTTCAGTTTTGTCTTCGACTGGTTTGTATCCGTCGGAGACTGGCTGACCGGGTTAACGGCTCTCCAGGGGGTGACCGTTCTGAGAATGTTCACGTCGAAGGTTACGAAATACGGCTCGATTAGGAATTATCCAAGTTTTGACTTGCAGAGACCTAGTCAAGTTCGCGTTATCGCTAGCCCTCTTCAGTTTGCATTTTCGGAGCGGCGCTATGAGAGGGTCCCCCTAACCCTCGAACCAGGGGCCTTGCATCCTCCAGTTACTAACAGCTTCAATTTTCCGAAGCTTGTGACGTCTCTGGCTCTCATACAAGGCAACTACCGTGGAAATGCTAGGCTTTAGGGCTGTAACAGACCACACTTCCTTTTCAGGAGTTCTATCTATGGCAGCAGCTGCCGCACTGACGCTCAAGAATAACGCCGCCTCAAACGTCACATTCGATGTCTATTCGGTTAATCCGGATAGCGTTGAATGGGTCGAAAGTGGGGCAACGTCGATCCTTGGGACGTCCCGTTTTGTCCTTTCTCGGGTTATCCCGGCGGACAAGGCGGCGGGTGTTTATCGCACTCGAGGCAAATTGACGCGTCCGGTTATCAACGGCACGTCTGGTCTTCTCGACGGCACCTTGACGGCGACGTTCGAGATTCTCCATCCCGCCCTCCTCTCGACTGCAGAGACGGATGAGCTGTACGCTCGCTTCAAAGAAGCGGTCGCCCAGACCATCGTCAAAACCGCAGCCGAAAGCGGCGCCATTCCTTCGTAACTAACCACTAAAGGCTTGTATCATGAGCAATTCAACCGAGTTGATTACTCTTCGCAGGATGATCCGCGACCTCCTGCTTGCTATCAATGATGACCCTCTCTCTAAGAAGGCCATTGAAGCAAGGATCTGTGGCGTTTATAACCGCATCGGTCTATTGATGCATAATGAACGTTGCAGGACTGAAGACAAGCTGGCAGAGACTAGCTGTGAAGAAAATGGATGGTCACTCACCCCATTCGACTACTCCGGTATGTTCGAAGAGGGCGACCAGGAGAGCAGCGATTTCCCCGACCACCTTAAGGTGGTTGAGACTCGCTGTACAGGCTCTCAGATCAGAGGAGGCGACCTTACTATTGAAGTGGGTCGCCAAAACCCTGATTCTGTGTTTTCTGGGATGGAAAGGGCTGAGGCAGACTGGGAGCAGTTCTATACTGCCGACGGAATGCCAAAGCCTTACTACCTCAGGAAGAAGCCTTGACCAGACAGGGGGCAAAACAAAAATCTAATGCCCTCTTCGGAACTCTGCGCGCAATGTGCAGAGATTTCAGGACCCCTCCCGGGGTTCTGTTCCGTGTTGCTGTTGACTTATATGAGTCGCTCGACACACCGGTCTCACTTTCTTGTGAGATTTTGCTCCGTTATGGTGAGGTAAAACAGCTTGTCACCAAGACTGTTAATCCGAGGGATTATTCCCTGCCTTCTAGGTTTCGGGACGACTGTCAGGCCGTCTCGTTTCTTAAAAAGGCCCCTCTAGAAATAGAAGGTGTGGATCCTCTCATGACAGCGAAGGAGAAATTTTTCGCTTCGGAGGTTTCGTGTGCCCAGACTAACGCTAGGTTCAGATCTCTTTGTGCGGATACCTTGAAGGGTGTCCGTCCCCCGGTGAAGGCAGCCATTTTGGCTGCCGCCGAGGAGGTTCAGAGGGTTCTAGGGTCTGGCGTTGATTCTGGTGAGTGGCTCAAAGCGTGTCGTTTTGGCCCCGGTGCTTTTAATCACACCGATGCAAGGGGTTTAACATCCCTTTACGATAAGCTGCAAGTCGCTCCGTCAGTGTCGAAAGACATGGCGGAGATTGGGGCCCTACTCGTGATGAGTCAGCCCCATTGGGCTCGGTCCGTAACCAACACCGAGGTTGTCGGCTTTTGGCCGATAATCAAGGTGGAGGATATGGATTTAGTTCCAGGCAACCGTATAGCTTTCGTGCCCAAGACCGCCGTCACGCACCGAACCATTGCGATCGAGCCGCTTGTGAATGTCTATGCCCAGTTAGGGCTAGGCAGACTCATGCGTCGAAAGCTACGGCTTAAGTGCGGGTTGGACCTTGATGACCAAATCCCTAACCAGGAGATGGCTCGGAGGGGTTCGATCGATGGCTCTCTAGCTACTATTGACCTGTCCTCAGCGAGCGACACTGTCGCACGTGAAGTTGTTAGGTTTCTCCTTCCACATGAGTGGTTTGAGAGGCTTGACTTAGTCCGATCAAAAGTCGGCTATTTGGATGGCGAATGGTTACGCTATGAGAAGTTCTCCTCTATGGGGAACGGTTGCACATTCGAACTTGAGACTCTGATCTTTTGGAGCCTCTCGATCGCCTGTGTTCGAAGCCTTGGCCTTGACGTTGAAAACGTCAGGGTCTATGGCGACGATATCATCGTTCCGTCCTCTGCCTACGACTTTCTTGTTGAGGTCCTTTCGTTTTGCGGCTTTACTACCAATGGTAGTAAGTCGTTTCGAGAGGGCCCCTTCAGAGAGAGTTGTGGCAAGGACTTCTACGATGGGCTCGAAGTCCGTCCTTTCTTTCAGAAAGAGAATCTTAATGAGGTTCAAACCCTCTTCCGCCTCGCGAATGGCCTCCGTAGAGCGTCACATCGCAGAACTCAGCTTGATGGCTGTGATCTTGCGCTGCGTGCTCCTTGGGTGTCAGTCGTTAAAGCGTTGCCTCGTCTCATTACTCAGAACCTAAGGGTCCCCGCTCACGCGGGTGACTCTGACGGCCTCTGTAGTAATTGGGACGAGAGCCAATCCTCACCTTTCGTAATCAGTAATGAGTACGGCTGGGAAGGAGTGTCTGGCTTAAGATTCCAGGCGACACCTGTTAGGGTGAGATCTCCGAATAATTTTCTCGGAGTCATAGCAGAGATGCTATATCGCTTGAAAGACGGAAGTACTCACGACCCTTTTGGGTTCGATAGTTCCGTTTCCAGTCCTCCAAGGCTGGGTCGGGATTATGAGTACAAGCTTAAGTCAAAGGCCTTTTACGGACCTTGGACAGACTTCGGTCGGTGGCGGTAAGTCCTAACAAGGGCTTGCTCGTGTAACCGGCCGTTCGGGGGATAAGTACCCCCTAAGTGGGATTGCTGCGAGG